AGGTCAAGGTACTTTTTGACTTTCATAACAAAAAAGGAAAATAATATTATGCCAATGGGAAAAGGAACATACGGAAGCAAAGTGGGAAGACCATCCAAAGCTGCAAAGGCTATGGGTATGAAAAAAACTGCCAAGAAAATGGCTAAACGGAAGAAGAAGTAATGCATAGACAGATACTAGAGGTTGCTTCAAAACTAGAGCAAGCATCCAAGGCTCACGCTGGGCAAGCAAAAGTTCTTAGGAAAATCGTTGACGCTAAAATGTCAAAGAAACGAAAGCTTGTAAAATAATGCCAGCAAAAAGAGCAAAGAGCGGAGGCAAGATCTGCCCTGAAGGTAAGGCTTGGGCGAGACGTACGTTCGATACATACCCCAGTGCTTACGCAAACCTTGCGGCTTCTAAGTACTGCAAGGACCCGAACTACGCAAAGAAATCAAAAGGTGGAAAACGTAAAGGCAAGTAATGGCTCAACTACAACAATGGCTCAAAGAGAACTGGGTAAGGATTGGTACTGATGGATCAATTAAAGGCCCTTGCGGAACTTCTAAGAATCCGAAAAATCCAGACAGATGCTTACCGAAACGTAAGGCACTCAGCCTTACGAAAACTGAGAGAGCTGCAACAGCAAGAAAGAAAAAGCGAGAAGGAGCCAAGGGGAAGACCGTAGTCGCTAATACACCCAAAGCAAAGGTACGAAAAAAATAATGGCAAAAAAAATTAAAAAATTCCCACTCGATGTAGAGCATCCCTTCGTGGCAAAGCGTAGCCAAGCGGCTAAGAAAGCCGAGGCACTGGAAAAGGTAGATCAAGGAGTTCGTAAATTGCTAGGTCCTAGTGCTGTTGCGTTTGACCCAAGGGGTGCTGGATACGATTCTGGAGCCGCTCGTAAGGCTAGTCTCAAAAGAGACAAGAGTGGTCATATGCCCTCAAGGAGTCCATCTGGTCAGATACTAAAAGGTATGTATCACCCAACATTCTATAAAACCATTGCTGGCGAAAAGAAAGCTGGTTACGAAATGTACGAGGGTGATGACGGAAAATTTTACTCAAGGAAAGCAATAAAATAATGGCTGACAAATCAAAGATGAAGTGCAACGTCCCCCGCCGTGAAGTTCAGGGTGGGAAGAAGTTCGTCGTGAAGGGCTGCGAAGGTGGCAAAGAAAAACTCATCCGATTTGGTGATGCCAATATGACAATCAAGAAAAACATCCCTGCCAGAAAGAAGAGCTACTGCTCAAGAAGTGCTGGCATCAAGGGAGCTAACAGTAAACTATCCGCTAACTACTGGAGCCGCAGGGCTTGGGATTGCTAATGTCTATATCGCACAGAACTAATCGGCTAAAGTTAATCAATCAGCCAGCCGTAGAACAGCTACAGAATGGCCGTTATCGGCTTACTCTGCGATGCAGGCCCCTGAACCCTCGGAACGATTGGTTCAATACAAACAAGGCTAACATATTCCTTACATATGGTAGTCTGTATTCTGATACGGGTAGCCCAGTTGTTGATGGGCTAGATAACAGATCTGGTGAAGCCTACGACAATATGCGACTCGTTACCACTGAGTCCATTGGTCGTGGAGATGATTACGTCATTGAGTTAGTCTACGAAACGCTAAGCGGAACATTTGTTCAAGTAAAGGACGATACCGTGGACTTAGAGCTAAATGGGTTACGGAGAGTACAACGAGAAAAGATAGCACTAGCGGGTACGGATGTTCCTTCTTCGGAGGATACGGTAGGTAGTGATTTCATTGATCACCAAATAGATTCGGAGACCGCTGTCCGTTGTTTCTTGGCATCATTTGAAGTTGATGATACGGATTCATCAAGGACCCTTACGCAAACATTTATTCAAGCAGGTACATTGGCTAAAGATATTCGTCCAATCGGGGATGGTGTACTGCAAACTACCCAGCAGGATCTAGTTACGGCTCCTACCATTAATGCTGATAACTACATAATTTCTCAGGACACAGATAATTTTTCGGGGCTTAAAAGATTTACTACATCTTTTATTTCTAAGTCAGATGGAACTACTTTAACTAGTTCAGGCGGTGGGGAGAAGCTTGCCTTCGAGTACGAGAAACTAGTCCCCTTTACTTTTCCGGGGGTTGTAAACGTTGAGAGAATCGGTAGCTCTGTTTTTACTAAATTAGAAGCACCTGTAGAAGCTATTGTAAAGGCTGACATTTATACATATTACCAAAGATCAGCAGATATTGTAGACGGTGATTTTACCAAAGAGAGTTCTTTGGGTTTATGGAACCCAAGTAGCTGGGCGAAAAAAGAAGCATTTATTTCTCCGTTTATTGAGAATAGTCGTATACAGCCAGCTTATCATAACAATCAAGGTTTAAGAGGTTACAGAACTAGATCCTCCTTGACGCTTACTGGGGACACAGGAGTTCTTTCCAGAGAGGGCGGGCTTCAAATAGACACAGCTACTGATCCTTACAAAGTGGTTAGTACCGTTATAGAAAATATTCATCTAGAACAAGAGGGATCTTTGGTAAACGGTAAAGTTGCATTTCAATCAGATCCAATATCATATGTAATTGATTCAGGAAAGTACCAAGTACAAACTTGGAGTTCAGGTGGTCCCGCTAGTGGCACTTGGCAAGGCACGAGTACAAAAAGCTACTTTATAAGCGGGAGAATTACTGTTAGAGTCGAATACGATGGAACAAGATGGATTATTAAATTTAAAGATGATGTCTCAAGAAATGACCCCGCTGACTTTACCTCCAACACAAGTGATACAACCTATAGAGTCATAAGTTCAACCAGAAGAAATGCTGCTTCGGGGACTGACAGTTATCAATCATCATACGATAGACCCGGTGACTTGAATGTAGCATTTACGACAGTCAAACAGGCTGCTGACGGAACCGAAACACTACCCTCTGATGCGAATTGGGGTACTGATTTAATTGTTGAAGTTCCTTCGACAAGTGAAGAAGAAATCATAACAACTGCTCGCAGCACTACTGTAAATAGCCAAGCAATCGCAAGTCGTGTAGCGTCAATAGAAGGCCGTAGAGTTGGATTCAATGCTTCTGGTAGATTAAAAGTTTCTGGTGGTCCCCCGGACCCTGTCGGGCAAAAGTATACACTTGATGTAAATGTTAAGAAAGCGTTTACGGACAAGGACGGGACTAACATATTTCAAAAGCAAATTGTAATCGCTACCTGTACGGCAGTAGGAAATATGTAATATGGATGAGTTCGATGAGTTCAGGCAGAGTGCTTATTTGGATCGTGATTTAGCTAAGGAAGAAAAAGCCCGATCTAAAAAGGAGTCCCTTGATCGACAACGAGGAACCCGTGAAGAGGGTAGGATTCGCAGAAACATACGAAGACAGGAACGTGAAGCATTGTCTCGTGCTACATCCGCATCACGAAGAAGACAAATAAAGGAGGCCGCAGATGCCGCCCGTGATAAGGCTTTGTTTGATTTATCTACTGAATACGAGCCAAGCAAAAACCAGACTGATGCTAATTCAGATATAAGTCAGCGTGGTACTGATAGCACTATTGCCCCAGATGCTACTAAAAATCTTGACCCCGGACAAGGAGGAAGCGAAGAAGCGGATGAAACACTATTTGGGTTCGCTGAACAAACCTTAGATATTGTTCAGTCAAATAATACCGCTGGGACGAGGATCTTCTTAACTAAGGCCACATAATGCCTAACCCCATCCTTAGATCAGGGCCTTTTGCCACTTTTAGCGGGAACACTTTTCAGGGTCCAAGTGGGAGTACTGGCATATATGTGAACTGCAATAAACAAGACTGGGTGGACAGGGGCGACCCAGACGACCTGCATAAGTGGGCAACGGATAATGTTTTTTTTACAGGAACTGGATCTAGTAATTTGGAAGAAGTAGTTGGTTTGCCATTTACTAAAAATAGAACTGCCACAATAACAGGCAATAACCCAAGCAATGTTAATTTATTTCAAAGTATAGAATTTTCGTATCAAGCTGCTGTTGATTTTCAATTCAATCTAAACTTTTCCGCAACCGCAAGTAGTCAGAATCACGCAGGTGGTTCTGGTCCAGTCAACGAAACGAAATCTATTATTAGTGCTACTGTAGGTGGAGTCTCCAAGGTCTCCGTGACTGATACGGGGGTATCTGGCGATCCCGATACTTCGGCTTCCTATAACTCCACTCTGGATTGTCCCGCCTCCGTGGTTCCAGTTAGGGTGATAATAGAAATGCAAGCTACTACGGCAGCTATTACCTTAGACAATGACACAACTGACCTTGCTGTATCCATTACTATGGCTGCGACTACTTAATTTTTTACATTCTCTAACCCTATATGATATAATACCGCTATGGCTATAGACCCATTTGGAAACACAATCGACGAAGACGAGCAGCTTAAAAAAATCCTGCGGGATACTCGTGCATTCGGTGAAACCTCAACGGCGGAAAGCACTCTCCCCTTTTCCCCCATAGGGGACGAGGGGCTTCGTAATGCGTACAGGTTCGGGATGATCCCGAATCAAACCGCAACGGGTGGTGCAAATGACTCCCAACAGAATGCAGGGACTTCAGTGCCACAAGCGAATGGTGTTGATGAACCCAAAGCCCCGGTGTTTGATAGCACCCCCACGCTTGGAGAAATGAATATGGCTCCGGGCATGATGCAGGCCGACATTTTTAATCCTTACTCAGAAATTGTTAGAAATTCCACTGAGTACGGGGGACCGGGTCAGGCTATTAATAATCAGGTTCTAAACCCAACTGGAACAGTTAATTTTCCGGCTGCTGTTTTGAGGGGTGTAAGCCAAACGGTTCAGGACTTAACGGGACAAGGAGATCGTACACCAATGGAGGTAGCTAAGGAGGCTACATCGGTACAAGGATTACCACTTGTTGGAGGGGGCGTTCAATACACACCCGATGCTACTCGTTTCTTTGACACAGCGGGCGCATCAGCCCCCGCTCGATCGGTTGGTCCACGCATGGACAACGAGGGGACTATCCTACTTGATTCAGCTATAAACCGGGAAACGCCTGATGCGATGTCCCCGCAGGATAACTTTGAAAATCGTATCAAGAGTGGACCATTGAATGATTTTGAAACAGAGCAAGCTAAAATATACGCTGCATCAATGGGTACTACTTTTGATCCCGAGAAAGGTTACGGAGCAATGGGCTCCGCTCCGGTCATGGATAGGGGTGTAGCTGCTACACAGCAAGCAATACTGAGTCAGTCCAGCTTGGGTGGAAGGACGGGCGCACCAACTATTTCACAGATACAGGAGCTAGATCGGATGGATCGTGAACGTATGCGTGGACCGGGCCAGCCACTTGACGAGCGTGAACAACGACTAGTTCGTCAACAAATGCTTCGTGATAATTTCGGGGGCAATGTTCCGTCAGGAATGATTGATCAGCGAGGGCAAATACAGTTACCGTCCGCACAAAATATTCCCAGCGAGATTACTGGAATACTTTCTAAACAATCATCCATGCGTACTCAGGACGAAGTCGATAGACTGGCTCGATTCGCAAGGAGTTCTATTGGCCAAGCACTGGGTGGCCTGCCGGGTCTTGACACTGCAATGCTTACTCCGGAGCAACGTGAAGCTAATCTTGCTAAACTAACTCAAGCGGAACTTACGACAAGAACCAAGGAAGTTCAGTTAGCAGCAGCGCAGGCTGATCTTATAAATTTATTGAATCCCGAACAAGATCCAGTAAAATCTAGCCAGATTAATGCTTCATTGGAGTCCCTCGGGGTTGACCGGATCGGGGAGGGTGGTCTGACAATTGATAGTAAGGGTAATCTCAGAACGCCTACCCAGAAACTAAAGCCCGGTTCCGCTGAGTACAATCGTGCGGTTAATCTGCTGAATCAGACTGCCGGAGGCAGGGCCATACTTTCATCATTCGGTCTCAATAAATTTCCCGGATTTTCTGTAGACAACTAGTATGCCTATAACCTCCGTTAATACTCCAAGCGGTCAGGTTCTTCGTATCAACCACCCGGAGGGTGCTACGGAGGATCAGATCATTGCGTTCGCTGCAAGGCAGTTCGAGACATCTACTGATGACGATGGTCTTCTGGTGGATATAGGCAAGGGTCTACTGACAGGCGGCCTTCAGGCTGCAATCAATGCAGGTGCTGGTTTCGAGCAAGCCCGTGGTATGCTAATGCCGGAGGACGAGGACACCAGCGATGAGGCTATTGATGCCTACATAGCCCAGCAACCGCCGGAGCTAGGGTTGACCCGTGAGGAAGTTCTTCAGCACCGTATAAAGAAGAATCAGGCCAAGAACAAGGCACTGGATAATGCAGTGCGTCTACGTGACCTAGCTAGTAGCATAGGCGAAAGGATCGGGCTAGATGAGGACTTCGCCCAATCCCTTCCGGGACAGATAGTTCAGGGCTTCGGGCAGGTTCCGGTTAGCCTAGCAGCAGGCGCAGTCGGTGGTGCAGTCGGTGGCGTTCCCGGTGCTGTAGCTGGCGTTGTGGCTTCCGCTGCACCGCAGATGATTAGCGAAGCAATCAATGATGCCGAAGGGACTCTTAAAAAATCTTTTACTCAAATGGACAGCGAGGAGAGAAATCAAGTCGCTATGTCATCCATGGGTTATGTGGTTCTGGGGACTGCGCTTGAAAGTGCTGGCTTTCTCAAGACTGTTCCGGGACTCAAAAATTTCTTACGGGGTGGGGGTAAACTTACATCCGGACAACTGAAGAGTCTCAAGCGTGAGGTCGCCGAGGGCTTCGCTGCGGAGGGCTTTACTGAATCAGCACAGGGCCAGCTACTTGATTCGTTTGCTAATGCAACCTATGACGATGACCGTGAACTAATGTCAATGAATGTTCTCGGGCAGAGGTTCAATGAGTTCCTTATTGGCGGTGTTGTGGGTGGCGGTACAGCGGGCGGCTTCGGTGCATTTGAAAGAGCGTCACGTGGAACTTTGTTCCAACCACGTGAGACCAAAGCCGTGTCCACGGGGGGTCAAAAGATTTTTGAGGTGACTTACACTGACAATTCCGGGAACCAAAGAACTCGACCAGTACAAGCATCGTCCGAGCAGGAGGCTGAAAGAACAGCACTTGAGATAATTACTGATGCGAACCTCGATGAGCAATTTATTATTAGTGAACCGGGTGCTGAGGTTACAGCGGAGGCAATGGGTACTTACATACCACAGCGGTTCGTGGGCGAAAGAGCCGAGGCCGCACCTCCGTTCTTCAAGAAGTTCCAGCCCGAACAATACGACGAGGGCCGCTTTGTTGATCTCGAAACAACCGAGGATCTTAGTGACCAGACCTTCGAGGGTGGAAGTATTCGCATCGAGGGTGGTAGCCCTGTCTTGGAGACAAGCGACACCAGCACGGATTCCATCATGGAACGCAAGCCATCCGAAGAAGGTGCTTTGGTTCGTAGTAATCTATTCAAGCAGAAGGCTGGATGGAAGTGGACGCAGGCCCCAGAGGGTGAGCCAAGCACAATTGTATCCGTCGAGCAAGGGAGCAAGCACTACTATACCTTGGACTTCACCAGCGGCAAACCGCTGACACTGAAGACATATCCTGACAAGAAGTCAGAGCCAAGAGGTCGCCCAACTACACGAGGCGAAGTCAAGCTCGGTAATAAGGTCGGGGAGATTGAGGTACGTGGCAAGAAGCATCCGGTCTATGATCGTGTTACCGTAGGGGAACCGGACGTAGTGGCCGGGGTTGGTTCAGTTGAGTTCATTCGTGGCGCAACAGGTGATCCGAAGCAGAACCTTAGGGCTAAAAAGAATCGCCAGAAGGGTACAGGCGAGGGCAAGAATGAATCAATTCGTCTAGAGGTCGATGGCTTGCCGTTGCATATTGGTAATGATAGATCCGTTGGTGGTAAATCGTTTGCTGGCTGGGCTGAGGAAACCTCTGCTTGGTTCACTGACGATGAAATCTTTACTGCTGGTTCTTGGTACGATGGACTAGAGGATCGGTTCATTCAGGAGTTCGGTCCGGATCGTGGCCCAAAGATGATGCTTGCTTGGCTTGCGTCCCAGCAGAACGCATCCCCATCAGCTGGTATTCAGAATACGTTCCGGGTCATTGACCGTCTAGTAGGAATCAAGCACGGCAAAAAGGGCGGACTAGCTGACGCTAAACTCGAATCCATTTTCCGGGATCAGGTTCCCGAAAAAGGTCTAGGCGCAAAGCTATCGGATTTCATTGATGCGGGTAACGGCAGGACTACAAGAACAATCATGGGTGACAACCTCGAAGGTGGTCGTCCGTTCGTTGCTGATGTGCATACGGGCCGGGATTCGGGTAAGCTGGATCAGCAGACCCTTACGAGGTTGAAAGAATTTTCTGACGCAGGGCGACTGACCGTTGACGGCCAGCCAGCAACCGTTGTCATAACTAAAACAAAAAAGAAACAGGACAAGATTGTTCCGGAGGAGGCCGTTCTTCGGTACAATGAAACAAAGGTTACTGAAAAAGGTCCTCAGGTTGTAACGCAAGAAATCACTCTTCTACGGGATCTCGAGGGTTCTCCATCAAACAATGAATACGAAGCGATTGCTGAATGGGGAAATGATCTAACGGATTACCTGAATAAGATTAGCTGGAAGGGAAAGAGCGACTGGCTTCCGGCGCAGATCCAAGCGGTCGGGTGGATGCGTACGCTAAGGCAGTACGGACTCAAGGAATCCGACCTAGAAACGTCCTTTATTGAAAATACTTACCGAGTATCCGCTGAGGTTGATTACGGCCTTGGAGGGGCAATTACGAGCATCTATCCGAAGTTCGACGAATTGAACGAGGATCAGAAGACCCAAGTCACAGAAGAGGTTCTGAACGACATTGTGCCGGCGGTGATTGAATTAATGGCTCCGTCCATAACTCTGCGTGATTCGCAGTTCGGCGTGGGTTCATGGGAAGGTAACCTTGCACCATCAGGGCAGTTCTATCTAATGGGTTCCGAGGAAGCAGTTCGTGTCTTTACGAATGCGCTCGCTTGGGTTACTGAGCAGGCTGGCACAGCCAGCGTTGTTATGGGCAAGGGCGGCAAAAACAATAGAGCATTGACTCTTCGTAATTTAGACGAAGCTGACATTGGTGATTTTGTTGAGTTTATTGAATCAAAAAGAAATGATCCAAATAAGAAAATAGCTAACGCTGCAAAGGCTATACAGGGTTTCTCTAGTCGTCCTTCATTAGACGGAACCGGGATCATTATCTTCGGCGTAACCAACAGAAACGGAGAACCCGCAGCATTGACGGAAGCAAAGGTCAATGCACTGAAACCACTTCTTGAGGAGTTCGCTTTAACACGAAATGATTTAATAGTTGACGATGATAGTGCAATTGCTACTTTTACAGAAAACGATTGGAGAGATAAAAAAAATGGGGAAAGTTATTTACAAGAAATACAGTCCGGAGGAGTCACAACGGAGATTCGGGACAGGCTCGTTCGTCTTCGGGAGCAATACGGACAAAAACTTGCGGAGGTTGGACAGCGTGTCGCCCCGGAAGTCTTCGGGGAAATCCCCGTCGAAACAAGGGTTGACCGATTCGTCGATGCTGCCAAAGAATACTTAGAGGAATCCGAAGTAACCGTAGGATCTGATGTCTCGGCTGAGGCTATTACAGCACAGCGACCATCGGCCCCTGAAGGTGGGTTGCTTCCGTTAGGCAGCTTGAGGAGTTCATCAGGGACAATTTCAAGGCAGTGGCATCCAAGGTGGGTGTAGATATAGTACCGAACTACACGATATCTACTGACGCTCGGTACAATGTAACGAAAGGATACATCGAGTATAACCCACGCTCAATGTTCACTAACCGCACACAGGACGGAACCCGTGCTGCAATGCGTGAAGAGATTATCCACGCTGCTATGCACAAGGTTTTGATGCAGAGAAGCCCGTCAAAGTCCCGCAATAATGCGTGGCTGGACTTCATGGGCAAGCTCGGTAAGGACCTCACACAGGAGCAAAGAGATGCGATTGCTGGTGTATACACTAACCTGCAAGAGGATCATCAGTTCGGTGCTGAGTATTCTCGTGCAGCTATACAGTACCTGCTGTATGGTAACGTGACCGAGCAGTACGTTGTGGGTGGTAAGTCTTGGGAAACAATCAAGTCCCTGCTCAAGTCCGTTCAACGGTTCCTTGCGAGAACACTTGGCAAGGACATCGAGACTAACCCAGAAGCCGCCGCTGTTGTCCGTGACTCGGTTGATCTTGTTCTTCGTTCTGATCCGGAGGCACGTATTACTAACCAAAAGATTTCAAGTGAGGCACGTAGGATTGCTGATCGTGCTGAAGGGAAGGGTGCTATTGATACGGATATCATTGTTAATGCAGCTAACCCGCCCAGCAAAAAGAAGAAGATTGGTTTCTATGATAAGTTCATAAATACAGCCAGTACGGTTCTAAGCGACATCAGCCCAAGGATTGAAAGATTGTTTCAGCAGTACTTGAACAAGGTGGATTCCACCATTCAGCAACGACTGAAGAGCATCAGCCCATTCATAAAAAAGTTTAATGGCATAAGGAATGAAGAAGACAAGCGTAGGCTGAAACAGTTATTGTACTACAGCCCATCGGTAAAGGGCAGTCAGGACGCTGTGGAATTAAGCAGGGAAAGGGATCTACTACTCCAGAAGTACGGTATGTTCAATGAATACAACCTAGTTGTACGACCGATACTGGACGACATCCGGCAGCAGGCGAACGAGCAGGGTATGGATGTTGATTACCTCGAGGATTATTTTCCCCGGCGTGTTCTGGATCTAGCTAAATTAGAACAGGTCCTCGGCAAGACTGTTGCTGTGGACTTCCGTTCCTACATACAAAGGATCAACGAGGACCGGGCAAAGGAAACGGATATTACCAAAAGAAAACCTATCATCGAGGAGGGTTCAACCGAGGAGGCATTGGAGTTCGATAAATATATACGCTCCGGTATGTACACTAAGCGTGGTATAATGACTAAGCATACCAAGGCCAGAACGTACGAGTTCATTGAGGATAGTGCTATTGATTTCTATGCTGATCCCGGTCAGGCTATTGAAGTATATATCAGTAACATGACAACCGCTACCGAGACTATGCGTCTACTGGGCAGGAGATACGAGACTGACAATGGGCAGCTTATTTCTCCGAACCAAGATCGTCCCGGTGAACTAGGTTTACTGATTCAGGAATTACTTCAGAACGGGGAGATTGATTCGGAGCAAGCCTATGGAACCCTACCGGACTTAGCAAAGGTTATCCTGAATCCAATAATGAAGGAGAACTCATTGCTGGCCAGCATGCGTACCTTCAGCTACTTCACTTTACTGGTTGAGCCAACCACAACTATCTCCCAGATTTTTGACCTACCATTTCAGATGTACCAAAACGGATTCTTCCGTACTATTGGATCATTGCTCGGCGGTAAGGAGTTCCGTCTCGAGGATGTAGGAATCAGCAAGGATGATATTGGTGCTGAGTTCCGGAACGAAAAAAAGTTCATGGCTGATGCGCTCCGGATTGGGCTAAAGGCAACAGGGTTTTCCCGGATGGACCAACTAATGAAGGAGACAACATTGAGTGCGAACTACAAGCGCATAAGGAGTCTATCCCGTGGTTACTTAAAGAATCGTAATTCAAAAAATTCAGTTAAGCTTAAAACCGAATTGGATTTTATACTCGGGGATGATGCGGATGCAGCCATAGCTGCTTTTGCAAAAGGGGATCGAAACAATCCGTTTGTTCGTGAGGTTCTTTTGCGTAAGTTATTGGAGTTCCAGCCAGTGAATAGGCTCGAGATGCCACTAGCTGTGAGCGATAATCCGAACCTGCGTATGCTCTACACCATGAAGTCATTCATGATTAAACAGCTTGCCTTCGTGAAGAATAATATGCTCAATGACATTGCGCAGGGTATTGGTACAGGCAACGCCGCACAAGCCCTTCGTGGTTCAACGGAGTTAGCTAAACTTATGTTCTTCATGTTAATGGTGGGGATGCCAGCGGACGCACTCAAGGACTTCCTTGCCGGACGGTCTGGGTACTTCAGTGATTACATGTTCAACGGGGTTGCTCGTTTGTTCGGCATCAGCCGTTACCAAACTTTTGTGGCACGAAAAGAAGGCATAGGTCAGGCGGCTTTTGATTTCATAACTCCAGTAGGAATACAGCAATTCGTGGATAACACTGCTGCCGTGCAGCGTGTCCTGTCCGGGCAACGTGCAATCACGGATAGTAAATTAGTTACACTGGCCCCGATGTCGGATGTATTAAATAGATTATTTGGATTCGGTAGAGCAGGGGAACAACGTGAGTTCCAGCGAAGGCTGAGGGAGGGAGAGCTTCCTACCTTCATACCTCCGGGTGCATTATAAAAAAAACCCCACCCCCCCGCTACGCAGAGAGATGGGGTCACCACCAATCGAGGCCCACAACGGGAACACACACCCGGCCTCGGAAATATTATACAGTATACGTACTCAGTAGTTCTTTGAGTCTACGCTTTTCGTCCTGTAGTTCCTTTCTTTGCTCGGTCATACGCTCGATGCGGTACGATAGGATACGGGACTCATTGCGGATCATTTCGATCTGAGTCTGTATGCGTTCTAGGTTTTCATTCATAAATGCAAGCTAGGTATTTGTGTTTAATTTGTCAAGTTAGAGGTTGGTGGAGGTGGCTGGAGTCGAACCAGCGTCCTTAACCGAGGTTAAGTCGAAATCCCTGCACCCCCTTGTTTGTATTCCGGTAAGCCGAACTTCTTTCTCCACTTGGTGTACGACGAATGCGCTACGTCGCAGCACTCACAAGCCAGTCGATAGGTGTACCCATCATCACGCAGCCCGTCCACCTGCTCAATAATTTTTAACTTCTGTTCATCGGTCAGCCGTTGGCTGGGTTTTCTTTCGACCGTTGGGATTGTCCACTCAGCCGTGCCGTACTCCTCCTCCATGTACTCGATGTCCTCGATTTCTTTTTTGATTCTCTCGTGCGCCCAGTCCAGAAATTTACCCTGCTGGCTCCTGTCGTTGAAAAATAATTCGTCATTGATATGCATTACATAAACCTTCCTGTTTGGTGATAGAATTTTAAATAGTCCCCTACGTCACGTTCACCCTCACGATTCTTTGCTATCCTGTAAGAGAGTCCAGTGTAAGGGCCTCGGTAATCTTTGTCCTTGCTGGATTCAACATCTCCATTGTAAGGCCACATAAGCATCACGATGTCGGCATCGTTCTCAATATCGCCGGAGTCCTTGAGGTCGTACAGGCTTAGGCCTGTCTCCCTCTTGGCTCCTTCACGATTTACTTGAGCGAGCAGTACGATTGAGACGTTGAGGTCCAGTGCTATCTCTTTGATTCTGTGGCTGATGCCGGCGATCCCCTCTGCCTTGCTTAACTTTGAGTTAAACCCGATCAGTTGGAGGTAGTCAATGACGATGAGCTTAACGCCCTTCTTCCTGACTAGGTATCTGGACTGACTGGCGAGGTCATCAGCACCCTTGACTGAATGAACAGTACTGATAGGCAGCCCCGCTAATCGGTCAGTCGCTTCACTGAAGGCTGTGATGTCCTGCGGCGTAGCGTAACCCTGCTCAATGGAACGGATGTTCACTCCTGATATGGTCTGAACCATCCGCTTCATCAGTTGTTTCTGCGGCATCTCGAAGGAGAAGTAAGCAACGGGTGTCCCTTGGTCGATCATAGTTCTCGCTGTGATGTACAGTGCGAGTGCTGACTTCCCGCAGGAGGTGGGTGCTGCAAGTGTAAGCACTTCCCCGGCGGCGATCCCTCCGTTCCCTAGGAATCCGTCCAGCCTGCCGACATTTGTTTTGACTACATCGGCTACGTACTCACCGGACTGCATTAGTTCGATGTCCGATACGATGGAGTCCAAGGACTCCTTGACGCTGTACCCAAGTGAGTCACGTGAATTAATCTCGAGGACATTGGTCTCGAGTTCGGACCGAATGTCATTGAACTCATAGCCCTCGTTGGTTGCCTTCTCCTGAGCGATCCGGCACTCCCGGATAAGTTTTCTCAGGTTAGACTTCTCGGCTACCAGCCTAGCGTAATGCAGGGCCTGTGGCTCCGTTGTAGCGGAGTCCATGAGGGACATGATACCTGTTACTCCCCCGATCTCATCCAGCGTATTTGACCCCTTCAGGGCCTCGCAAAGGTGGATCTCGTCGATGGGTAACCCAGTGTTGGCCAGCTTGTGGAGAGCTTCCCAGAGGAATCTCCCACGTGCTGAATAAAAATCGCCAGCGTTGACGATGGTTGATGCGGTGTCGAAGACTGACGAATCGGATGCATCCAGACAGGATGCGATCAGGCTAGTCTCGGCTTCTAAGTTATGCGGTGGTGCGTTTTCTTCGTTCATCCTGAAGTATCTCCATGATTGAACGTAAGCACTGACCAAGAGCTTTGTATTTCACCTGCACTTCTGGAGTGAACTTGTACGAATCAATTGAATCGTAAAGGTTAAGGGTGATTTCGGTGGCTTCTGATATGTGTTCGTTCATGTGTTTTAAATAAATAGGATAGAGATACTTGACCCCCCGCCGAGTTACGAGAGGCCAAGCATCCTACCATAAGACGTTTCAACTAACCCTGTCTTTCCAGCATCCCTATGGCTATCAATGAGTAACCAATGAGATCCCGAAAAATGTCCTTGGCTTTATCCCCCTCGGAGTTCACCGAGAGGGAGCCATCGGAACAGAAAGCCTTAGCTCTCTGGAATTTATCCTGCATACGAATGCAGATGCCTGTGAGTGGGTCAACCCCGAACTCTGTACTGGAATCGAAGTTAGCGAACGGATTGTCGTTAGTCTCCCCACCAGTGTAGTCCGAGTTCTTTTTCGCAGTAAGGTTCATTATGTAATCAACCTCCTGCTCACGGAACTCAGCCCACCAGACCTTGTCGAACTCATTCATTCTAGAACGGGACAGTATCCGAGGTGGTCATGGCCGGTGCTACGGACGCAGCTTGAGGTTCGTAGGATTGAACCTCGTAGGTGTCCCGTGCCTCCGCTTGCTTGCCCTCATCGGCGTAGTCCAGTGCCAAGGATAGCAGGGGACTGCCACTCTTGGTTGTCTTCTTCCACCCCTTCAGGTAGTAGAGCCCCGGCTTATCGACATAGACTTTGCCGTTGTAGTCCGGATGAGTGTCCTTTTCCTTGCGATCATTGATTCCAAGGAGTCCTGTATTTGCTTTGTATTTCATATGTATTATTGGTTATCGGTTGTAAGAATTGTTTAGTCACTGTTCTCTTTGACTTCGTATGCGCCGTCTATGAAGACACGATCAATGCTGATTCCGAAGTGCTTCTCAATGGCACGGAACTTAGCCCGTGTCATGTGATCCCATTTATCCACAATCTCGTAGCTATCCTTGAGGACTGAGATGGACTCTTCGAGTTCCTCCATCTCCTCCCTGTGGGCTTTGCCGATGTCAAGTGCGAACCTGTAGACTGAGTCCTTGAGATCCTTTAACTCGGACTGAAGTGAATCAATCTGGGATTGAAGTGCTAGTATATTTTTTGATCCGAACATTAGAACCCTTGGTTGGATGTTGTCTTGGCACTCTTGCCGTGGTCGTTGGTAGCATCCGGATCTTTCGTATCGTCGATAGCGAAGAGACCATTGAGTGCGTACTTACGAGCGTAAGAACTAGCGGAGCCAGTAATCTGTGCCTCGTCCATACCCTTCTTGGATGATGCTTCACGAGCGTAGCCTGATGCGTAGATAAAACTATCGGAATCATTATCCAATAGGTTTGCCTCAGCCTTGACGTAGACCCTGCTATCTACTCCTAACTCAACCATCTCATCTGAGATAGTCAACGAGCAACCCCACTCAGCGAGCAGAGGTTTCAATGCGGTAAGGATGTCCTCACAGGAGCGGTAATTGTACCCTCCGAATTTGTTAATCTGCCCCTTCGGGGCTTTCAAAGAGGACTGTATCCCCTGTAATTTTTGTCGTATGTTATGACTCATGTTTAGTTGTGGTTAAGTTTGTCGCTGTATTTTTCTACAATCCTGTCGATTGCAAAAGCGTAGTCCTCTGAATTTACAGTACGTCCCTCAGTAAATTCATTAAGTTGCTGGGCTTGCACTACAAAATCAATAACATTCCCGCCCTTGCCGGACTTGAAACACTTCCAAGCGTTCCGTCCGTTGTGGACATAAAGAGAACACTCATCGTCATTTTCGACAAATGGACTTGAGAACCTTGTACTGCTTTCGAGATGGATCACTCCATCGCCAACGTACTCCCGTACAACCTCTTCGATTGGAACCTTCTTTTCGATCTCACATACAAGTGAAAGAACGCAGTCAGGTGAATTTGATTTGCATATGTTATTCATGTTTTTGTTTGGTTAGTTTCCGGAAGCAGGACTCCCGTTGCTTAGAATTGGTAAGTGAATCAAGGGTTCGTTGGTCAGCCCCTAAGTCACGTAATACTTGGCATTGTTCTTCAGCCGTCAAGTTGTAGGCAAACCGCTTGGTAAGTTGTGTAAGACCCACGGGGTGAAGGACATCTGTACTTTCCTGATCCAGATAGTCAGCGATGTTTCTAAGAATACTGGAGAAATTTTCGGGGGATTGGCCGCACCTCCGGTACAGGAAGTTCTCAATCTTTCCGAGGAGACTGTTGCCCATCCGTGAGATGACACCACGAACCATCCCGGTTCTGTGGTCGTGGTCAACTACCCAGTCCGACTTCCGATCATTCAGTATCGGGCATCGACCCGGCTTGTTGGCTTCACGCCACTTGGCCAGTTTGTTCTGTGGTAAGTACGTCATTAGGACGGATTGCTTTTTATATTTCCTAGTGCATCTCTGGGGTAGTCGATGACTTCTTTGCTGTTGCGAATAGTCGATGGTGATACTGTATGCATACCTTCTTTGTAGCCCTCCTTGTAGCCATTGTCATAACCCTCGTCATAATAGTGATGTCCAAGGATTTTTTCAACCTGTTCCGGTAGCCACATCACCATCAGGATTCTTTCAAGGTGATCGGCAAAGGTTTCGATGTTGCATTCATTATCGCTGACTTCAAGTGTGGCGACTTCATCGTAATGTTCTATCGTTATTTTCATAGTTTGTTAATAGATATAAGTTCGGCGACTCCGCCTCGTTTTAATCTAAAGAAACCTTTCTTGTCCGGCCTGCTGCCGATGTACTTCATTGCCTCCTTCTCGTCCCGAGCGTGCTTGACCGCACGCCCGATGTAACCCTCCGGCATATCAGTTCTCCTGTACTGAATCCTGTACTGGTGCATTACTGACTAGCTTGGTTACATTCATCGGTACTTGAAAGAAGTACTCGCCGGATCTGATGTACTTGTTAGAGACCAGCACGGGCTTGAGTCCCTGAATGTCCCGTGCCGAGAAGTAAACGGCATCGGATAGATCCTTATTCCATACAAAGAAAATTGTATTCGAGGTGAAGAACTTCCTCTTCCTCTCAGGTAGCTGCACTGTATCAAAGGGGAAAGCACCGCCATCCCAGACTACTTTGACCTCGCACTCAATGAGTAACTCGTCGTCATCCTTGGTGGCTATGAGATCCTGTGCGTAGATGTCCGGGTTCTCTCGGACTTCCCAACCTCGATCCCGAATGAAGGCAGATGTAGCCGCTCTGGCGGCGGCATCGTGCTTTTCAAAAAGGGACTGGTCGAATTGTTTCTTCATCGGTACAGTACAGTGAAGCCCTGTCCACCCATTACACAAAGTACATTGTAGTCAAGCCATTCAATTGCTTCCTGCATACTCATGCCCTGCTCCATAGGTATGCGTACCATCTTGTCGTAATCGTACACAAGAAATCCGTTGGCATCCAATCCCAGAATGGCGGAATCGTAGCCGTCGAAACGGATTGCACCGACCTCGGCCTCGTCTATGTAGTCATGGTACTTGAGTCTCATTACATCCTCAGCAGCCAGTAAAGTTCGGCGCACTTCTTGGCAACCTTGATGCCCTTGATCAGGTCATCCTTCGGCCAGTTGTGGTGCATATGTTCGGCGGTGTCGCAGTCAACGATCACTGATCGGCAGGCTGGCAGGTAGCCGAGCCCATGCTCCATCTGTAGCATCCAAGCCTCGATAGCTAACTGCTGGCAGTCCTTTTCGTAGACCTTAGCCTTGCCCTTGGTGTTCGCCCTGCACTTATAGTCAGCTAGGAATAGTTTACCCTCCGCATCGTGACCAATGAAGTCCACGCTCCCAGCTATCTTGATCCTGTTATTAGCGACGACCCTTTCGCAGGATATAGGCTTGACCCCAGTGGCCTCTACCCATTGGACGAATGGTTCAGCCCACTTGTTCCAAGCGGTGTCCTCGGGGTGCTGCCCCTGCTGGAACCAGAAATAGTTTATGTGATCCTCGATCACCTTATGCACAGTCGTGCCGAACTGGGAGGACTCGATCATCTCTCCTGTTATCGGATGCTCCCGTGTGCCGTAGGTCAGCCGTTCGATGTCCTTCCAGTGAAGGTTGGGCTTTTCCCTAGCTAGTTGAGCCATCATGCGTGGCTTATAAATGCTGTCCAAGAAAGCATCCTTCACGATGCCGAGGACTGTAGTCACGGACGGGTACACCTTGCGGTGCTTCCGTGCCTGTGCCGGAGTTTCAATATCGGGATTAAATGTTGGGTCACTGATGACCTCGCAGTTGTAGAAGTGAGCCATAAAAAAAGGTGGAGCCCACATACAAGCGAGCCCCACCCTTGATGTCAAATTAGAGTTCCTCGTTGTTAATGATCTCGGTGAACAACTCTCGGAACGCTCCGAGAAGGTCAGCCGTGTCCCCAGTATCGTACAGTCGCTCGCCGATGTCTTCCATATCGTCACGGGTGAATGCGTGAACACAGGACTCCTCTCTCCACTTGAACTCCGAGATAGTCCAACCGATCTTCGGCTGGTTCTTGACTAGGAAGTCAAGGATCTCGGTGTCACTGGCGAGAGGCATCTCTACCTGACTTGGGATGATGTACCTGTCACCATCCGAAAGTTCGCCGAAGTAAGCGTCCGTGAAAACAAGCCGCCCGTTTTGGATGACTTGGCGTTGTACTAGCTCCCCATCGGAAAGCTGCTGCCCTTGCGGGTATGTGTGTATGTCTAGTTGCATAGGTGTATTATGGTTGCTATGATTAGAATTAGACCGACCCCCAGAATGGAGATCAGTAGAGCATATGCTGAGAAAAAGGTGCTGCGCCCTTTGTATACTAATGGTATGTCGTCAATTGGTTTCATTGATGTTGTCATTGATGTATGTGGTTAAGAAAATCGTAGCTGCCTGCGGGCAGGTTGACTACGTGTTCATCCGTAGCACGATGGTTGAGGAACTGTAGGAATGCAAGGATTTCTTTTGCCTCCGGCATATCCCTCCAGCAAGTGACCTTGGGTTCGATGTTTTCTGGTTTCTGTTTTGATATGTGTTTCTGATTTGACATGGTGTTGATGGTTTCGTTACTTAAGGAACCCCGTCTCACTTAAAGAACCGACCGCCCCCGCAAGGGCGGGTCGGATTCAGTAAGGGGATAGAAGTTCCTTATGGAATTAAGATGCGTTGATGACTTTACTGAGTTCTCCGGTTGGACTGATCCTGTCTTTGACCTCGTCGAGTGTCGCCCTGCGTTCTTTGTGGGCGACTTGCTCAAAGGCATTGGCGAGGTCTTCGATATGGTCGATCAATTCCTCCGGCTCCATGTCTTGGAATGGTTGCCAAGCGTTGTCGGACAGGAACTTATCCTGCTCCTCTATCGTGAGACTATCCCAGTTCTCTGGAATCTCGTCGGTCAGGTAGTGCTGTGAAGCGAGGCGTAGGTAGTATGTGTGGTCGTGCATAATAATTAGAAGTCAAGGTTGATGTCGGTGATGTATTGGTGAGCGGAATCGAGGTCGTCGATGATTGCATCGACCTCGTAGTATCTGTCCTGAACTGAGGCAACGTCGCCCTTGAAGTAAGGGCTGTCGATTGTCTCGTGTAAAATCGCCCGCACCTCGGTGAGTGCGTCGATTGCTTTGCTGAGATGGTCAGCGGATTGTTGTACTGATTTCTTCATGGTGTGTCATGCCATTGACTGGCGTATAGATTCGGTGGGTTAATTCGTAGGGGTCATTGTCGCCCCCGTTGTCGATGTCAGCCTGTGACATTGAGTTGTATTTGGTAGTCACTTCACGATATGTAAAATGACCTTCACTCTCGACGGAGAAGTCGGAGGAAGTGTCCACCCCAAGGGCTTCTAGTGTCAGAAGGTCTTGATCGACTCCTGCCTGAGACAGTTGGTTGCGGACGATCTCGCCTGTAGCGAGGTTGCGAATGCGGAATAGTTCTACTGTTTTCATGGTGTATTGTATTACTTATAGAAGATATGCCTACCAATCTTGGTAGTGCGGGTCAATGATTTTGCCCAGTACGGATTGCAGTAATCCGCATGGTAGTGATCAGCCCCTCCGGTATAGTTGGTGGCTGGTGATTGTGTAATAAACAAAGCCTCGCCCCATCTTGGGTGACGCTTGGCCTTGGCGATTAGCTGGTCGATCCTCCCGCTATTCCAGCAGGAGAATTGCAACCGCTGTAAGCAGACCTGCATAGGTGTGAGCCTACGCTTGGCCGAGCGGGTCAGTATGACCTCGTGTACGGCCTCCATTGCCCCATCGTGGTACTCACCCCCAGCTTCGAGGATGAGCGTTGCTGTGACAATCTCAGTGCTGTTGTAGGCACTGGCCGTGGCGCACCAGAATAGTGCGGTGACTGTGAGTAGTAGCCTCATGATTCGATTGATTCCTTTCCAGCTTTGAGTCCGGCTTGGTAAGCGAGGGACATGAGTACGTCGATTGTCGTACCGATTTCCATCGGGGATATTGCAGTCACAGCACCCAAGTACTCGTCCTCAATCATACCCTTTTTAATTGCGTCATCATTGAGGTTAGCAGCTTGAAACGTGCAGGCACTTGCGACCCCCTTGATTGTATTGCTTGGGTCTCCTGCCTCGAATAGCACGGAGAGCATTTCTACCATTTTTTGGTGATTGTTTGCGGATAGTGTAGGTATTTTAATTAGCATAGTATTGATTGGTGTATTGATTGGTGGCTGTCTCATCAGTTGCAGTTGCCAACCTGCAAGACAGGCTCTCGCCTGTTTCGACTATCATATTTTGTGGACGATGCGGATTATGTGTCGCACCTCCACGGACGTTACGTCGCCGACCTCTACCATACTGGACGCATAGTCCAGAGCCTTCTGCTCGGAGGAGAATGAGTTGTACTCCGTACCATTGAACTCCCCTGTTTCTTGATGTCGAGCAAACGGATTATACGTGGAGCGAACCACGTAAAAGTTGTCGGAAGCGATGACAGGGACGATGTATTTTGAATTTTTCATATATTGATTGGTTGATGGATCAGACATTGCCATTGATGATATCAAAGATCGCCTTTGCTCCATCGAGCCGTGC